CTACAATATAATAGACTCTTTCTAGCTTGCCATCCAAAAAAACATATCAAATTACAGCCTCTCTTCATGCTAAATCTGCAGTACTTTGTATCCAAGATAGGCTGTCTTCCTTTTCTTCTGCAATATTTTTATCTAATTTTTCTGCTTTTATAACCTCATCTTTGGTCATTCCCCATTTTACATTCCTTACAACTGCTCAGCTTATAATTTGAGTTTCTTCTACTTCTGCAGATTGTCTACACCCAAATAACAAAACCGATAATGATAAAACTAGTATCATTGCAATTTTTTTCATCTCAAAATTTTACAATCTAAAAAACCACCTATAACACATTGTGACCAAACAATCCCCAAAAGAGAAAGTGCCATAGGTGGTTTTCTTTCTCTTGGGTTTTTTAGTTTGGTCTTTCCTGTATATAGGATTTTTTACAAAAAAGTCAAGAAAAAACTAACTCTATACAGAGTCAGTCTTTTTATGTAAGAACAGAGAATGCTATTCAGGATCTTGCTCGTCAATAATATTGAGGACTGTTCCATCTACGAGCGGGAATGCAGTTACTTCTACATCTACTCCAATACCTTCCTCATTGTCATCGTCATTCAAGAAGTTTAATTCTAAAGCCTCTCCTGATTGATACCCCTTAGGGAACTCAATAGTAAGATTCTTTCCATATTCATTCGTATTTACGAATTTAAATCTTGAAAGTTTCTGAGACTTCATGATGTTTTTGTAAACAATCTTTTTGACTGCATTTGGAGTGTATTCGTATACAATCTCCACTTTTTTATCTACTGCATTTTTGAATACAATTCCCGTATCTCCGTCAATATTTACGAGAGAATAGTGGGTGTTTGCACTCCAAGCAGTATTTGCACCGTCTTTGTCGTAAGTTACGGTCTTGATAGTTACATTTGTGTCATTAGCATTCTTATGAGGAAGGATCACAGCTTTCCCTGCTACTGCCTCTCCAGCATTAAGAACGAAAGTATCGGTCTGCTTTGTCCCCGCTACTTTACTTACTTCTCCGAGTCCATCAATCTGACTCAAAACATCAAACTTAATTTGGAAAAGTTTTGCTGAAAATTTTGCTTCAGTAATTCTTGTCCTAGGAGCCTGTTCACGATTACTCCACTTTAGTTTTTTGATCTTTCTTGTTACTACAAGCTTTGCGTCATTGAGAGCTCCAAGATTAATATATCCATCTCCAAAATCTGCAAAAAAATCTACAGATCCCATTCTCACTGACTGATCATCATAACGAACTTCTGGTTTTCCCATGGTATTTACTATAAAGGTTAAAAGTTTTCATCTACTAACTTAAATCTTAGTGTTGCATGAACTCCATGCATTCTTTTTTCACTATAATAGGATTGGTCGAGACTCATTAAGCTACAGTGTCTAATAGGAGGAATTTTTAGACCACTGAAGTGCTTAATGACCTCATCAATCAGAGCCTCTGCTTTCCACAATTGCTCAGACCAAGCAGAAATCTGATATATTCCAATCCTTGCGATTCCCTTGCGATGCTCTGCAATTCTAGTGTAGATGAGTGCGGGATCTCATTTCCCTTCCTCTGCTACAACAGGTTTGATCTGCTTTGCTTGGGCTGCAATGCTTGGAGTCCCAGACAGTTGCTGGTAGATGAAAGTATTGATGTTAATCATCACTTTGAATTACAAATAAAGAAGTGTTCAATCTCAAGGTCAATTCATACTATTCGGTATCTTGATTTTTTTGATAAGTTTTCTTTATTTTTTCAAGGAGCTCAAGTTGTTCCTTGCTCCACCCTTGTTTAATTTTAAGTACAGAAAAGAATTCACTGTTTGCTTTTGGGACGGCTGGAGTTTTATCTTTGCTTACAATAGAGATTTTATCTACAATCAAATTGATCAAGTTTTTCATGCTATTTTTCAAAAAAGAATAAAGTCTGACTAGGTATATTGTCCCTTTCATTCTATGGAAATTCAGATAAAGTCGCCCTCTTGGATTTTTTCAAAAGTGTCTTCATCAAACTGAATTCCTATAATCCAAGTTCACTGCGGTATCACATCTCCATTCCACTCCATATCTACAAGCGTCAGATAGCTTTCTACAAAGTGTGCAGATTCAATATCAGTTTTCTCTTTGTGATCAACATTCACCGATTTCTCTTGGAGGTTTTTCATAAATTCATATGCTGCTTTTTTAATTTCTTCAGCTGAGATTTTATCCCCATTGAGATCTACTTCATCAGGCACAAGAGCGATAAAGAGAGCGGTATTCTGACTTTCTATCTTTTTTATATTCCTAAACTCCATTTTACTGCCAAAAAAATAAAACACCTCCTTATAGCTTTGGAGGTGTTCAATCTCAAGGTCAAGTTATTCTTGAAGAAACTCTTCTTGATGATCAAGAGCTTCTTGAATAAACAATTCTTCGTCTCGGTTGGGGTCTTCTTCTCCAATATACTCAGGGCGATAAGACCACATACTTGGAGAAACCTCATCTTCAATCTCTTCTTCAGTTCTCATATCCTTCATAATAATTGCTCTTCAGCGAGCATTGAGAAGTGTTTCCATTCTTGCCTCTTCTCCTCGTTTTCTAAAAATCACACAGCCAAGTCCGCTCGTGTCTACTTGATACTTCTTTTTGTATCGTCGCTGGAGGACTCCATTTGCTAATACTTGAGTCATTCGTATAGGTCAGAATAAAATTGTTTGATTGCTTTAAGGGTTTGAGGGAAATACTCCTCAAAGACTTTATTCTTGGTATGGGCTATCACATTCATATTGGCTACTGCCTCTTTCTCTCCATGCTTCTCTAGATAATTCTTTTCATGAGTTTCATAGTTCATTTGTCCTTTTTTTATTCAATCTATCATATCTAAAACCACTAAAGAGTCAAGCTCAAGTCTTTGTGAAAGTTCAATAGTTGTTTGCGCCTTTCCTGCAATTCATATAGTTTGCTCATATCGATAGTAATGCACATATTCCTTTACTTTTCCTTGATATGCGGTCTTGATCCACTCAAAACTTTGCCCGTTCCATTTTTTTATCACATCTATTTGATCATCAATTTCTTTAAGCATTATTCCTTGGATTTCTTCTCGCCTTTTTTGCATTGTGGGGCTTTGCATGATAGCTTTGTAATGTAGCCAGTGTCCAGCCTCGTGGAGCTCATCTATTTTCTGATTCAGACTTCCTTTCTCTCGACCGAGGGTGAGGGTATTCTTTGCTGGATTGAATAAGCTAAAGTCATTTCCACTTAGTTGATATTTTGGCAGCTCTCCAGCTTTCCAAAAATTTGGAGGTAAAACATTATTAGAAAGCTGATCATAATTCTCAGGGAGTCCGTTCCATGCTCGATATTTGCTATAATCCAATATCCCATCAGGAAGCTCTCACGGCTTAAATGGACGAACTCTAAGCTTACATCTGCAGTTCACATGACCAAGCGGACAAAAGTGTCCAGAAAAGAAATCTTGATTGAAAGGTATCCAATCTTGATTTTGGTTATTCATACAGATATTGCTCACTTTCTCATCATTACTGGTTTGTCGATATTTTCGTCCCTCAATTCCTGTTCTCTTCATGAGTTCTTGGTGTTGCTTTACAGTTCCTTGAATATAGGCTGTTCCTACTTCATTATTGGCGATCATATTCGCCCTATACTTAGAAAAAGCAAAAGAAGTCTGAAGTTTTTCTAGGAGCTCTTTTTTACTGAGTTGGTTATTGAATGCTTGATTGAGGAGTCCATTGATCTCTTTTTTTGTAGTCTCATTGATTCCACTGATCATCTCTCCTGCATGTTGAGCAGCTCGATCTTTTGCGTGCTGATTATCTACTGCAAAGCTCAACCCAAAAGCACCTCACACCTTGTCTTGTTGGATCATTCCGATACTGTATGCTTTACTAAGTGTAGTTTCTGCTTTGAGCGTATATTTTGCAAATTCTTCTTCCCCAAGCTGGAAAATCTCCTCTTGAGAAAGTTTGGTTATCTTAAATTCAGGAAGCTCTTCTACATAATTCCAAGCTCTTTTGTATTGTAGTTCTCGCAATTCCTCAAAAACTTCTCTGAGCTCACTATGAGGCACGAGAAGTTCTTCTCCTCCAAGGTCATAGACTTGGAATTTAGTTTCTTCTTCCATTTTGACCTTGAGGACTTTTTCCGTTGTGATTTTTAATATGCTATTGAGCTTCATAGTCGCTTTTGATAGAGGCTGAAAGTTTATTGATTTTTTCAATATCATCTTGTCCAAGGGTAAAATTTGCCCCTCCGACTCCTGTTGCTATTTCATCTCCTCCTATTGGAAGTTCATCATAGTTCATAAATTTTCTGATCTCATTTTTTGTAAAACAACCAGTTGCAGTCAGAATTTTTACCGTTTCAGCGTCAGTTTTTCGTTCTTTAGTATCCACTTTTTTGAGTTGGATTTCTTCTACTTTGCTTGCATATCTTTTATCGTCTCCAAAAAGCTTATGGATTGACTCTAAAATTAGCTCTTGTAAAGGGAATACTGTATTTTTATAGAATGCAGAGAGTGCAGTGGTCGAACTTGCTTTATTGCTATCGGTAGTGTCTAATAGATCATAAGGAATTTGAAATCTCATAGCAATTGACTTTTGGAGGTGTTGCCTATAATTTAAGAAAGCTTCAGTATTGATCTCATCAGAGAGATTAGTTACTGATATTTTTCAAGGAAAAATCATTGTTGAGTGGGCATTTTCCACTCCTTTAGCTTCTTGTTGAAATCGTTCCTTAAGGGCTTCTAGGTCTTCTTCTGCGGTCATTCCGCTTTCATCGTTCAGAATTTTTTGCTGAATGAGCCCATTATCAAAATACCCCGTATAGTATTGGTCAATCTGCTTAAGGATAAGAACTTGCATCAATACAGGATAAAAAAGACTCTTTCCCCATCTTATATCGTCACTTTCCTCTAGCTTAATATGTAAAATTTCCGTTAGATTTGGATTAAATCCACAGCTTTTTTCTTGAGCATTATATCTAAGTTCCCAATCTCAAGCTCCACTTGTAGCATGAATTGCAACCTTTTCCGCCCATTGATCAAAAGGGGTGAAAGCGTTGAAAAAGCTCTTTTCAGTCCCGTTTTCTTGCACAAATCCACCCCCTTTGATTTGTTTAATGCTTTTAGCTGCTACAGGGTAGATTGCCTGAATTTCTCACTTTTTATTCCTTGAAATTTCAAGGAATGCATTTCCATATTTAGCGAGAGATTTGGCGAGGAACCCAATTTTTACCATTTTTACAGCTTCTTTGAGGACTGGATCCTCAATATCTCGTCCACTATTGATTCCAAGGGTAATTTTATCTACGATACCAGCAACGATATAACTTCAGTCATAGACCTTGTCATATACGGAGAAATCCTGAGAATAGCTCGTATACCAATCATTCTCTTTTACTTGATTGGAAATCCCTTTTTGGATTTTTTTGATAAGAGATCTATTTGCTCCAAGAGCTGGAGACTTAATTTTAAGTACCTTCATTCGTGCAGAAAAAAATAAAAGTCAGATTTTCGTCTTAATGTTCCTCTTTCAATTGTTCATTCTCAAGGACAAGTTCATGATAGAGTTTTTCAAAAAATTCTATATCTAAGCCTTGCTTATTCCCTCCACTTTCTATTCTTCTAAGCGTTCTTTCGCTTACGCCCATTTTATCAGCGAACTCCTTGAAATTCATCCCAAAAATAGAAATCCTAATCAATTTTACTGCTTGTCCTGGTAAGTATTCAGATTTCTCGTGCCGTTTTTGTAGGGTTTCGATGTAATAGCTATCTATTGCCAGTCAAAAAAAACGGTAAAGATGGTCTAGGGTTTCTTTCTGCACTCTTCCTCATCTGAGAAGAGAATAAAAAGTATTTCTCGCAATCTTTGTCTCCTTGCTAAGTTGGGAGAGGCTTTTCTTCCTGATATATCTCTTAATTTCGTTGATCAGCATTTTAATCTTTTAATATAAAAGTTAAAACCGCTTTGCGGGCTTTTTTTTTTTTTTTTTTTAATAAAATCCTATTTTTCCTTTTTTCTAACTCAAAAAA